TATTTGCTGCTCTTAAAGTACCAAAAGCATTTATGGGTTATGAAGCTGATCTTGAAGGTAAAGCAACATTAGCTGCTGAGGATATTAGATTCGCCCGTACCGTTGAACGTATTCAAAGAATTATACTATCAGAATTAAATAAGATTGCTTTAGTTCACTTGTATACCCAAGGGTATACAGATGAAAGCTTAACTAATTTCACATTAGATTTAACCACACCATCAATTATATTTGAACAAGAAAAGGTTGAATTGCTAAAATCTAAAGCAGAGTTAGTAACTACTTTACAAGATCAAAAAATTGTTCCTACTGATTGGATTTATGATAATATATTTAACTTTAGTGAAGACCAATATGATGAATATAGAGATCTAATTAGACAAGATGCTAAACGTAACTTTAGATTAAATCAAATTGCAGAAGAAGGAAACGATCCAATTGAAACAGGTAAATCATATGGTACACCTCATGATTTAGCTTCACTATATGGTAAAGGTAGAATGTATTCCGACCCAGGTAATGTACCTGCGGGGTATGATGAAGAAGGTGATGTAGGTCGTCCTAAAGATTCTACTTCTAAGACTGGAAAACAAGATAGTAATTTTGGAAAAGATCGATTAGGTGTTAAGCGTATGAAAGATACAGATAAAAATGATGCTAATACCGGTCGAACTAACTCTAATCGTAATGCTCTAACATTAGAAACCGCTCAAAGTGTTTACTTACAAAATAAAGATATGTTTAAAAAAATACCTAAAAAGAGGTTAGTTTTTGAAAGTGACAAAGAAGGTGAAACTTTATTAGACGAAAAACAATTAAAGGAGTAATATCCTCTACATATTTATAAATAAATATATTTTTTGATGAAAATTAAACACTCGAAGTACAAGAATACGGGTATTTTATTTGAGCTCCTAGTACGTCAGGCTACAGCTGATACCCTAAAAGGTACTGATTCCCCCGCTATCGATTTAATTAAAAAGTATTTCGTTAAAAGCGAACTGGGTCGTGAGTATAAGTTATACGAATCAGTTATTAAATCTAAAGTTATAAACGAATCCAAGGCTAATGCTATAATTAGCACTATTTTAGAGTCTTCTAAAAAATTAAATCGTACATCTTTAAGAAAGCAAAAGTATAATTTAATTTCCGAAATTAAAAAAGATTATAATATAGATAGTTTTTTTGGTACTAAAATTAAAAATTATAAGGAATTTGCTTCTTTATATACATTAATTGAAGGATATAATAATGATGAAATTACTGATACTGATCAATTAGTAGATAATAAAGTAACATTATTAGAATACCTAACAAAACAAGATGTTGTAACCGAGGAAGTTAAAGAAAATGTTCTTAAAGAATTCCAAACTTATGATAAAGATTTAAGAATTCTTACTTATCAAGTATTATTAGAAAAATTCAATTCTAAGTATAATAATTTATCTGTAGAACAAAAACAAGTACTTAAAGAATTTATTAATGCAGTAGATTCAACCCCATCTTTAAGAGAATTTTACAATAATAAAATTGTGGAACTTAAAGAAACTCTAAATATAGAATCTATAAACATTACAGATAAAGCTACCCAAGTAAAAGTACAAGAAATCTCAAAACTTCTAACTGAATTATCTAAAAATGATAAAGTATCAAATGACAATTTAGTTGATTTGTTACAATATTACGAACTAGTTAAAGAGATTAAGGTAGCAAATGACAAAGTATAAATTCAAAATACCAGAACAAACCAGTAAGGGTGGTAGATTTAAAGTTGGTGATACCACTACTAGAAAAGGTGTCAAATCAACCGTAAGAGATATCGACCCACAAACTGGTGCTGTTTCTTGGAAAATTGATTATGTACCTGCCTTTGATTCTGTATTCAAAGAATTTGATGAATTAAGACAAGCAATGAATACTTTAGATCAGAAAACTGATGATGAAGTAGTAGATAAAATTGCATCTGAGATTAAAACTTTATTTAATCAATATAGAACACACATTAGAAAAAATTATCCTGATGCTTATAAAAAAGTAGGCCCCGCTAATGAAGAAGAATTAGGGGAAATGTCTACCACATCTTCAGGTGGTGCTACATTCACACCAGGTAAAGGAGCACAATATGCTACTCCATATGCTTTTAGTAAATCTAAAAAAAAACCTAATAAAGCAACAAAATATATGTATAAATTAGGTTACAAACCCGCACCTTCTATACCAAATAGAAAATCAAAAGCTATAGACTATAAGCAGGTTATGGAAAAGCGCAATATGTATAAATATACACTAGGAAAAAAATGAAAGAATTAACATCATTTAAAAAATATCTAGTTGAAGCAGAAAACAATGTTGAAGTATTTCAACAAAAACGTATTGCTGATTTTGATGAATTGCAAGGTAGATTAAAAGTACTATCTAAAAAATTACAACAAGCAAAATTAGCTACAGATAAATACTACAGACAAAACCCTAAAAGTTATGCTGTAGTTTATGGAACAGATATGATAAATGATTATTTTAACGATATAGACGAATTACTCACTCAAGACCAATAATATGAAAACATTACAAGAGCAGTATAACTCAATTAAAGAAGGAAAAGGAAGTAAAGAAATTTTCCTTAAAGAAGCTAAAGCTAAGTTCCCAAACATGATCACAAATGCAGCTACATTTGATGAAACAACAAAAATTCTCAAAAATAGAAGTGTAATTTTTGAAAATATTGGTGGTGTTGTAAGTCTTGAAGCTGTTACTAAAATGGAAGGACGTAAAAAAGAAAATTTTGAAACTGCATTTGAAAATTTCTTAGCTGAAGAAGCAAAAGCTGTAGAAAAAAAAGCTACTAAAGAAGTAGAAGAAGCAGAAACTGCTGCTTATGATTATACTGATGTTAAATCATTAGATAACCAAATTGGAAGTGAAGTACAAAATGGTATTTACTTTGAATCAAAACAAAACCCAGATAAGTCAATTGAAAAAATTAAAGAAATTGTAGCTAAAAATTTAGCTAAGGATCAATTGCATTATACTAAAAATGCTATGTTTGGGGTAGAAGGTCTTGGACTCGAAGAAATGAAAAGCGAAGAAGTATCTGGTAAGCATAAAGAAAGTGGATATTCTGATAAACTAAAATCATTAGTAAAAGAATCATTAATGGGTGGCGTTGTTACTACGGGCAACCCAAATTCTATATCTGCAATCCAAAATGCAGTAGTAATGGATGTACTTGAAGAAAATGCTGAAGTAGAAGAAGGATATGATGAATTCCAACGTGATGATAAGGGTGATAAAGACGTAGATAAAAAAGATAAAGGTGAACAAGATGCATTTGGAGCCGGAGTTAAAAAAGGAGAAAAAATAGAGAAGAAAAAAATAAAAAAAGAAACTATTGATTCAAAGTTAGCTGAGATCGAAGCTGCAGGTAAAATTACTACTTTAGAAGCCCAAATTGCTACTATTGACGAAATGATTGCTACTAAAGAATCTAGATTATCACTAGTAAATGAAGACGCAGATATGGCAGAATTACTTGATAAAAGTAAAGTAAATGCTATGCGTAAAGAAATTAAATTGCTAGAAAAAAGATGTGGTAAAATGAAAAAAATGTATGAGAAGCTTAATGGCTCTGCATATACCGCTCCTGTAATCGATGAAGTAGAAGATTCACCAACATTTGAATAAAATGTCACAATTATTAATAGAAACTAATCTTTGGAATACCACATCCCTGTTAACTGAAAATGTTAAAAAGGAGAATGGTAACATCATGGTAGAAGGTATTTTAGCAACTGCTGAAGTAAAAAATGGTAATGGTCGCTACTACCCAAGAGAATTATGGGAACGCGAATTAGAAAAATATCAAGAAGCCATTAGCAATAGAACAGCTACAGGTGAACTAGACCACCCAGAATCTCAAGTGATTAATCTAAAAAATGTATCACATTTAGTTAGAGAATTTTGGTGGGAAGGAGATAAAGTAATGGGTAAACTAGAAATATTACCAACCCCCTCAGGTCAAATATTAGAGGCACTAATTAAAGCAGGTGTAACTGTAGGTGTTTCTTCACGTGGTATGGGGTCATTAGAACAAAATGGTAACGTAATGGAAGTACAAGATGACTTCGAACTATTATGTTGGGATTTTGTTTCAACTCCATCAAACCCAGGATCTTATATGGGTGTTTTACAAGAAGGTAAAGAATATAAAAGCACAGATTATATGTCAGTGAACAATATCATTAGAGAAATACTTTGTTCTAAAGGCTCTTGCCCAATTCTTTAATCCTCTATAAATCTACATATACGTATCATCGATAATGTGTTATCTCTTATATAACACTAACTATATATTAACTTTCCTATTACGGTTCCTAATAACCGTATTTCACAAAAACAATTTTGCGATATGTCTAACAACAGAGATTTGCTTAAAGAAGCAATTGCTGACGCTAAAGCTGTAAAAGAAACAGCCATAGCAAATGCTAAAGCCGCTTTAGAAGAGTCATTTACTCCCCATCTTAAATCCATGTTAGCTGCTAAATTAGAAGAAATGGATAATGAGATTGAAGAATCTGAAGAAATCCAAGAAACTGAAGAAGTAGTAAACGAAACTGAGGAATCAGTTGACGAAGGATATGGAAAAAAAGATAAAAAGGGTATAGATGAATCTGAAGAAGTGTCTGAAGCAACAGAAGAAATCGAAGAAGAACTCGATTTAGACGAAATGCTTGCAGAACTTGATCTATCCGAAAAGAAAGAAGAAGACAAAGACAAGATGGAAGAATCTGAAGAACTAGATGAAGCTAAAGAAGAAGTTTCTGAGTCTGAAGAAATCGAAGAATCTGAAGAAGTAGAGGAGGCTGAAGAACCAGTTGCCGAAGCGGATGAAGATGAAGATAAAGACGAAGAAGGTGAAGAAGAAGCTGAAGAAGGTGAAGAAGAAGAAATCGATCTTGAAGATATGTCTGCTGACGATCTAAAAGGATTTATCGAGGATGTAATCAAAGACATGGTACAATCTGGTGAATTAGAAGCTGGTGAGGAACTTGAAGGCGAAGCCGGAGAGGAAATTGAAGTAGAAGATGACCTAGATATGCCCATGATGGAAGAAACTGAAGAAGTAACTGAAACTGAAGAAATCGACGAAGCTAAAGAAGACGATAATAAAGATAAAGTCGACGAAGCTAAAGAAGACGATGACAAAAAAGAAGTTAAAGAATCAGAAGAAGAAGTAAACGAAGAAGTAGAAAAAGCATTAGCTGAAGTTGAAGAACTTAAAAAAGAACTTAACGAAGTTAATCTTTTAAATGCTAAACTTCTTTACACTAACAAAATCTTCCGCGATAAGAATCTAACTGAAGATAAAAAAGTTAAAGTGCTTAAAGCATTTGACAAAGCATCTACAGTTAAAGAAGCCAAAGTTATCTTTGAAACATTAAATGAGGGTCTAGTTAACAAAACTAAATCAGCAGTAAATGAAGTAAAAGGTAGCGCATCTAAAGTAATGGGCACAGCTCCTACTACTAAACAACCAATCGTTGAAAGCGACGCTATGGTTGATAGATTTAAAAAATTAGCTGGAATTATTTAATATAACTTTTTAATTTTAAAAACATGAGTTTACAATCTCTTTTAGAAAGTGCAAATAACTTTAAGTCACAATCTAGTGACGCTGCACGTTTAGCTGAAAAGTGGGAGAAAACAGGTCTTTTAGAAGGTTTAGATGGAAGTCACAAGTCAAATATGTCTGTGATTCTTGAAAACCAAGCTAAACAACTTGTTGTTGAAGCATCTTCAACATCTGCTGGTGGATCTGGTACTGGTAATTTTACTGCCGGAACTGGTGATCAGTGGGCTGGAGTAGCTCTTCCATTAGTACGCAAAGTATTTGGACAAATTGCTGCACAAGAATTTGTATCAGTACAACCTATGAACTTGCCTTCTGGGCTAGTATTTTATTTAGATTTCCAATATGGTGAAACTAGAGCAGGACAAACTGCTAATGGTTCATTATATGGTGATGTATCTGGATTTGCTTCTAACGACACTTCAGGTGGTCTTTATGGCGCTGGTCGTTTCGCTTATTCAATCAATACAACTGGATCTGCTGGATTAACACCATCTAAAAGCACAGCTACATGGTCAGATGTAAATTTTGATTCTGATTATTCTGCTTCTGCTGTAGCTGATGGATTACATTTATTAGAAGTAGCAGATACTTCATTAGTTTCTCCTGATACTGAAGCTGTAAGATCATTCCAATTACTTTCTGCAAGCTCAGCTGTACAAATTTCAGCTTTTACTCGTAGAAATTCTGGTGATAATGGTACTATCTTTGTTGTACCTACTGCCCAAACTGGTAGTGCTACTGAAGTATCTTACGTACAAAGAACTGCTGATAACAATCGTGGTGATTTCGAAGATGGAAATACTGGATTAAACGCTGGTAACGATCCTATCTCAATCCCTGAGATTAACGTACAGATGAAATCATCTGCTATCGTAGCTAAAACACGTAAATTGAAAGCTGTATGGACACCTGAATTCGCTCAGGATCTTAACGCTTACCACAGTATTGATGCTGAAGCTGAATTAACTGCTATGCTAAGTGAGTACATTTCATTAGAAATCGACCTCGAAATCTTAGATATGTTAATTGAAAACGCTTCTGCTGGTACTGAAGTATGGTCAGCTGTTAACAATCAAGCTTTCACTTCTACAAGTGGAGATGGTACTGTAACTGATCTTGGATTCTATAATAGCCAAGGACAGTGGTTCCAAACACTTGGTACTAAAATCACTAAATTAAGCAACATTATCCACCAAAGAACTTTAAGAGGTGGTGCTAACTTTATGGTAATTGCTCCTAAAGTAGGTACTGTACTTGAAGCTATTCCTGGATTTGCTGCTGATGCTGATGGCGATGTAACTAAGAAAGATTATGCTTTCGGTGTACAGAAAATCGGTGCATTAGGTGGTGGTAAGATTAAAGTATACAAAAACCCTTATATGACTGAAAACACAATCCTATTAGGATATCGTGGTGGACAGTTCCTAGAAAGTGGTGCTGTATTTAGTCCTTACATTCCATTAATTATGACTCCTCTAGTATACGATCCAGATACATTTACTCCACGTAAAGGTCTCTTGACTCGCTATGCTAAGAAAATCGTTCGTCCTGAATTCTATGGTAAGATCAAAGTATCTGGTCTTAACACTCTATAATCTTAGGATTAGATTTTTAAAAAAATTAGCCCGGCTTTGCCGGGCTTTTTTTATCTAAAAATATGTATAATAAAATGTTTATGGCTAGTAAACCTCACACTGACGAAGTGTATCGTCCAAAAAGAGTTCCAAAAAACCCTATTAAATTCAAACTACAACTTAATGAAGAGCAAAAACTTGCTAAACAAACAATTTTAGATAGTACAATTACTTTGTTGGGAGGTGGAGCTGGAAGTGGTAAAACACTTTTAGCTTGTAATGTTGCTTTAGATGGTTTATTAAGGCGAATGTATGATAAAATTATAATCACAAGGCCTACTGTATCTAAAGAAGAAATAGGATTTTTACCTGGTGATTTAAGGGAAAAAATGGACCCATGGGTTCAACCTATTTATCAAAATTTCTTTGCTTTATATGATAAAGTTAAAATTGAAAAACTCATAGATGATGGTAAAATAGAAATTGTACCTGTATCATTTATGAGAGGTAGAACATTTATGGATTCAATGATTATTGTAGATGAAGCTCAAAACGTAACTCATGATCAAATGGAAATGATTACATCTCGTATTGGTTTAAGAAGTAAAATGGTGATCTGTGGTGATGACCATCAAATTGATCTAAGAAAACGTAGTGATTCAGGATTTAGATTTCTATATAAAGGGGCACGTGGTATTAAAAATTTATCAGCTATAACTTTATCTACTAACCATAGAGATCCAATTGTTGAAGATTTAATTAAATATTATGAAGACGCAGCTGATAAAGGTATTACAATAACTACATCAGGTTCATACAACTATAAGAATAAAAAATAAATTCATATTTATAATAAAACTATTATATAATGGCAAATCCTACAATCTGGCCTGGATCGAGTTCATTTGAAACTGGTTCAACCCCTTTTGGATTTTATGATACTGATACTGAATTTCAAGTTGATGCTGATAAAGTTTCTAACTTTTGTGCTCGTCGATTAGGTTACCCTTTAGTAGATGTAGAATTACAAGATATTTCATTTTATGCTGCATTTGAGGAAGCAATTACTACTTATGGTAATGAATTATATGCTTATAAAATTAGAGATAACCAGTTAACTATAGAAGGTTTATCTACAGGTAGTAATATTAATAAAGCTATAGTAACTCCTAATTTTGAACCTATTGTTAGACTATCAGAACAATATGGAAGCGAAGCAGGGTCAGGTGGTAATATCGAATATTATACTGGATCAATTGATGTTGTAAAAAACCAACAAACATATGATTTAAAAGCTTGGGCTTCATCAAGTGGAGTAGATGGAGATTATGGTATCGAAATAAAAAGGGTATTTTATGAATCTAATCCTGCAATTGTAAGATATTATGACCCATATAGTGGTACAGGATTTGGGTATCAAAACTTATTTGATTCATTTGGATTTGGTGGAATGTCACCTGCAATTAACTTCTTAATGATGCCATTGAATTATGATATGCAAGTATTACAAGCTATCGAATTAAATGACATGATTAGAAGATCTAATTTTAGTTTTGAATTAAGGAATAATACATTAAAAATATTCCCTATCCCTACACAATCTGGTAGTATGTATTTTGAATACATCAAAAGAGATGAAAGAATAAATAATTCAATTCAACAAACCCCAGATAAAATAACTAATGTATCTGATAGCCCATATGATAATCCCACATATACAAATATTAATAGTGTAGGTAGACAATGGATATTTGAATACACTTTAGCACTAGCTAAAGAAATGTTAGGGTATGTAAGAGGTAAATATCAACAAATTCCTATACCTGGATCTGAAGTACAATTAAATGATGCTGCTTTAATAACCGCTGCTACAGCAGAAAAAACAGCATTATTAGAAAAATTAAGAGGATATTTTGATGAAACTTCTCGTAAGGCATTACTAGAACGAAGATCACAAGAATCCGAATTTGTAAACCAGGAATTAAAAAATGTTCCTTATACAATTTATATAGGATAATATGGCAATGTTTGGTCGCTCACGTGATGTGAGTTTAATTAGAGGATTAAATAGAGAATTGATGGGGGATATAATCACCCAACAAGCAGCTTTCTATAAGTATAAATTAGAAGAAACTAAAGTAAATTTATATGGTGAAGCAGCAGGAGCTAAATTTTATGATGGTCCTTTCTTATTTAACTGTTTAATTAATAGAGAAGATCAAGCATACCCTGAAGGAGATGAAGGGGTTGGATTTGGTCAAGGTATTGAATTTAGATTTTTAAGAGCTGATTTAGTAGATGCTAATGTTGTTCCTGAAGTAGGAGATATTATTTTATACCAAGACAAATATTATGGAGTAGATTCAGTAGTAGCTAACCAATATTTTGTAGGTAAAAACCCAAGCTACCCCAACAATGAAAACCCATTAAACCCAGGATTAGAAGATTTTGGTGCTAATCATTCTGTAATTTGTAATACATTCTATGTACCTGCAGATAAAGTAAATATATCACCTTATAAAGAACGCTTTTAATGGCACAATATAGAAAACCTATACCGAAAAAGCAAAAACAAATTAGCCAAGGTTTGCAAGATGCATTTGATACTACTAGAGGTAATCCAAACCAAGTAGTTAACCCAAATGAATCTCAAACTGGTATCGATTTTAATAGAGGATATGAATTAAGTAAAAAAGGTGATACTTCAAAATCTTTAACTATTGGTATTCAAGATTTAGATGAATCCATATTTTATTATTTTAATAACGTAATTAAACCATTTGTATATCAAAATGGTCAAAGACGAACTGTTCCATTTATATATGCTGCCCCTGAAAGGTGGAAATCATTTCAACGTGATGGGTATTATAGAGATAAAGGTGGAGCTGTAATGTTACCTATTATTATTATTAAACGTGATTCATTAGAAAAAGATAGAAGTGTTTATAATAAATTAGACGCTAACCAACCTAATATGTATGGTAATTTTGGTATTACTTACAATTCCAAAAATGCATATGGTAATTTTGTAGCATTAAATAACCGCATTCCAGTTAAATCTTATAATTTAACAGTTGTTCCTGATTTTGTAACACTAAATTATAGTTGTGCTATTCAAACTTATTATATGGAACAATTAAATAAAATAATTGAATCCATTGAATATGCTTCTGATGCATATTGGGGTGATCCTGAAAGATTTAAATTCAGAGCATTTGTAGATTCATTTCAAACTACTACTGAACTAACAGCAGGTAAAGATCGTTTGGTAAAAGGTACCTTTAATATTAGATTACGGGGGTATATTATACCTGAAGTAATGCAAAAAGAAGTTACTGCACTTAAAAAAGTAAATTCTAAATCTAAAATAACAGTTACAGCAGAAACAGTAACTAATATTAATGATGTCCCTTGATTAAGTAAATAAAGGTTATTATATTACGATACAATGAAAGTTTTATTTTTAGCACCACATTTAAGCACAGGAGGTATGCCCGCGTTTTTATTAAAGCGTATTGAGGCATTACTTGGTTATACGGATGTAGAGATATTTGTTATAGAATGGAAATGTTATAGCATTGATTATACAGTCCAAAGAAATAAAATTGAAGAACTATTAGGAGAAAATTTTGTTAGCTTTTTTGGTGAAGAAAAATCACAAAAAACAATAATTGATTTTTGTTATAAAAAACAAATAGATATAATTCACATAGAGGAAATTCCTGAAGGATTTGATACCCATAATCCTTTTAATTTTGAATTACAAAAAGAACTATACGATAAAAAACATCCTTGGAAGGTTATAGAAACTTGCCATAATATGTATTTTAAACCTGATATTGAGAAAAAAATAGATCCTGATGGGTATGCTTTTGTTACTCCTTACCACTTAAATAATACTTTTAAAAGTAAAAAAGGTAAGAAGTCTTTAGTAACTTTTCCAATTGATCCTACTATACAATATCCTAGTACCCAAAAAGAATTATTAGAAGAAAATGGGTGGTTAACCAAAGGAGAGTTTCATATAATTAATATTGGGCTTTGGACCCCAGGTAAAAACCAAGAATATGCTATAAAGTTAGCAAAAATGTTATATGAAAAATATGGTTGGACTTATATATTTCATTTTTTAGGCAACCAAGCCCCTAATTTTAAAAATTATTGGGAACCTTTAATGAAAGATTTACCTCCAAATGTTTTTATTTTAGGCGAAAGAAGTGATATAAATAAATACTTTAAAATGGCAGATATGATGTTATTTACTTCTACATGGGAATGTAACCCTATTGTACTAAAAGAAGCTATTTCTAATAATATAAAAATAATGGCTCATAATTTAGATCATTATGATGATGAATATTTGCCTTTTATAGTTCCTCTTTCTAGCAATTTAAAAAAAGATAAAATAAATTTAATAAACACGATTCACTCTCCAATTAAGTATAAAATAAAAGATTATAGTAATAGTGTTAAACTTTTTGCGGATCAACATATAAACCTATATAAATCTGTAATTAATGGGTAATAAATTGTTAGTTAGTTTTGATTTAACTCCTAAAATAGAAATTAAAGGAGATATTGAAGCTGAATATTTTATCGAATTTATAAATGGTGATACTAATCAAGTTATCCATAGTTCTACTATTAAAAACAATATGTGGACTCAAGCTAATAGAAGGTGGTATACTAATTGGATTATTAAAGTCAATAATAAAATAGAACATACATTTAATTTAACAAATAAAAATGTAAAAATTACATTTGAATCTAAATCAGTAGGAGATACTTTAGCATGGATGCCCCAAATAGTAGAATTTCAAAAACGATATAAATGTAATGTTACTGTATCTTCATTTCATAATGAATGGTTTGAAAATTTAGATAAATATAAAAATATTAATTTTTCACCTCCAGGTATCGGGGGAGATTATTATGCCCATTATGCTTTAGGATGGTTTAAAACAGATGAACAGTGGGATGAGGGAAACTATCATTTAAATAAACCAAATACAATTCCATTAATACAATCAACTACAGATATGTTAGGTTTACCTTATAAAGAAATAAACCATGGAATCGATTTTACCCCAGGCAAACGCCCTATAAAAGGAAAATATATTTGTATAGCACCTCGTGCTACAGCTGAATTAAAAGAATGGCCCTATCATTATTGGGAACTTTTATCTAAAAATTTAACTGAATTAGGATATAAAGTAGTTAATATATCTTATGAAGGATTTAATAGAACAAACATAATAAATAAAGAAAAGTTAAGTTGGAAAGATACTTATAATTACCTTTACCACGCAGATCTATTTATAGGTTTAGGTTCTGGTTTATCTTGGTTTAATTGGGCAATGAACAAACATACTTTAATGATAAATAATTTTATCCCATATGGTTATGAAATGACCCATAATTTAACCAAAATAGAAGACTATTCAGTATGTAATAATTGTTGGGTTGATAAAAGATTTATGTTTGATAAAGGAAAATGGGATTGGTGCCCTAAACATCAAGGTACAATATCTCAACATATTTGCCATAAATCAATAAAACCAGAAACTGTTTTAAAGAAAATCCAATACTTATTAAAGTATAAATAATTAATATATATTTATCATCAAAACATAATTGTTATGAGCCAAGTAATAAAGTTGCAAGAAAATGAAATAGAAAAGATTAAATCCACTCAAGGAGAAATTACTAGATTAACATATAATTTAGGTCAACTTGAAGTTCAAAAATCATCAATTCTAACAGAACTAGAAAAAGTTCGATCCCAGCAGGGTGAATTAGGAAAGGAATTGAATGACAAATATGGAGAAGGGAATATTAATTTGGAAACAGGCGAACTTACTTTAATAGAACCATCTAAATAGGTGTTTTTTTGAGGAAGTAGTTCATATTTATAAGAAAATAATACTTAAATAAAGATATAAAATGGCAGAAACTCTATTATCTCCTGGTGTATTAGCCCGAGAAACTGACCAATCATTTATCCAAGGACAACCTATTCAAGCAGGTGCTGCTATTATCGGCCCTGCAGTTAAAGGACCAGTAGGAATTCCAACCCTAGTTAGTTCTTTTAGTGAATATCAAGCGGTTTTTGGAGATACAGTTACTAGTGGTTCACAACAATATGAATATTTAAATGCAACCTCTGCTAGAAACTATTTTTCTCAAGGAGGAACTTCATTACTAGTTACTCGTGTACAAAGTGGTAGCTGGACAGGTGCAGAAGCTGAAGTAGTTGATTCTAGTAGTACTGCATCTTTTACCTTAACTACTATATCTGAAGGTACTATTATGAATAGTACTGGTCCTACTGGTTCAAATGGTACTTTAGCAAGTGGAAGTAAAGATAATATCCGCTATGAAATTCAAGGAGCAAACACTTCTACAGGAACTTTTAGTGTTATAATTCGTAGAGGAGATGATAGTTCAAAACAAAAGAACGTATTAGAAACATTTCAAAATGTATCTCTAGATCCAAAATCTAATAATTACATTTCTAGAGTAATTGGAGATACTTACTATAGCGTAGGTAGTGATGGGGCTGATCATTATGTAAAATCTCACGGTAATTACGTAAATAAAAGCAAGTATATATATGTTAGTAACGTAGCACAACCTACCTCTGATTATTTTGATAATAATGGAGTTGCTAAACCAGAATTTACATCATCTCTTCCAGCTGATGGGTCAGGTTCATTTGGAGGAGGTTCAGGGTCATTATTTACATTAACAGCTGAATCTAGTTCTGCTTTATGGAATGAAAACATTACATCAACTAATATCCAAGGGATATCCCCTGCAAGTTATAATGAATCTATTAGTTTATTAGCTAATAAAGATGATTATAGATTTAATTTAATTACTATTCCTGGCTTAAATGCCACAGACCATGCAATCCAAGTAAACTCATTAATATCATTAGCAGATACACGTCAAGATTGTATTGCTGTTGTTGATTTAGCTGGATATAGTAAAACAGTAAGTACAATTACTACTAAAGCTACTTCATTTGATTCAAGCTATGGGGCTACATATTGGCCATGGCTACAAATTCTAAATGGTGCTGGTCAAACAGTTTGGGTACCTGCTTCAACTATGATTCCTGGAGTATATGCCTTTACAGATGCTTCAAGTGATGCATGGTTTGCTCCTGCTGGTTTAACTAGAGGTGCTTTAGGAAATGTAATTAAAGCTGAAAGAAAACTTACCTCTGGAAACAGAGATAGCTTGTACACTGCAAATGTTAATCCAATTGCAACATTCCCAGGAAGTGGAGTTGTAGTATTTGGTCAGAAAACATTACAGAAACGTTCAAGTGCACTAGATCGTGTGAATGTAAGAAGATTGTTAATTGAACTTAAGAGCTATATCTCTCAAGTTTCAGACAACTTAGTATTTGAACAAAATTCAATTGCTACAAGAAATAGCTTCTTAACTCAAGTTAACCCATACTTAGAAAGTATCCAACAAAGACAAGGATTATACGCTTTCAAAGTAGTAATGGATGAAACTAATAATACCGCTGATGTAGTAGATAGAAATGAGCTAGTTGGTCAGATTTATTTACAACCAACTAAAACAGCTGAATTTATTCTATTAGATTTCAATGTATTACCAACTGGAGCTACATTCCCGTCATAAAGAATTAAAAATAGAATATTTATAATAAAATAATTACGCAAGATGGCAGTATTAAATAGCAACGAGATTTTTTACACAGCTTTTGAACCTAAGCAACAGAATAGGTTTGTAATGTATATAGATGGATTTCCTTCTTACATTGTAAAAGGAATGGGGGCTGTTTCACTTACCCAAGGTACAGTAGCTTTAAACCATATTAATGTACAACGCTTTGTAAAAGGAAAAACTACTTGGAACACAATCCAATTTACATTGTTTGATCCTGTTACTCCAAGTGGTGCTCAAGCTGTAATGGAATGGGTTCGTTTACATCACGAATCAGTAACTGGTAGAGATGGTTATTCTGATTTCTATAAAAAGGATTTAACTTTCAACGTACTAGGACCTGTTGGTGATATCGTATCTGAATGGGTCGTTAAAGGTGCTTTAATTACAGAAGCTAGCTTTGGTGATTATAATTGGGATACTGAAAACGCTGCTCAAGAACTTACAATGACAGTACAACCAGATTATTGCGTACTAAATTTCTAAAATACTTTCCCTCCATATATTCCTCAGAAAATGGCTTGGCTTTTGTCAAGCCTTTTCTTATCTTAATATTTATTAACGAACAAAAGTTATTATAAATAAAGATTATGGCGGAATTTAACCTCCCAACTGAAATAGTAGAATTACCTTCCCAAGGAAAATTTTATGCTCCTGATAATCCTTTATCTAAAGGTAATATTGAAATGAAGTATATGACTGCTAAGGAAGAAGATATCCTTACTAATCAATCTTACATTAGAGATGGTGTTGTTTTAGATAAATTATTACAATCCTTAATTGTTACTAAGTTTAACTACAGTGATTTATTAATTGGTGATAAAAATGCAATTATGGTTGCTGCTCGTATCTTAGGGTATGGTAAAGATTATAAATTTAATTACTTAGGTGAAGAAGAAGAAATTGATTTATCTCAAATTGATAATTTACCTTTAAATGAAGAAGTAGAAAAATCAACATCTAATAATTTCCCATTTACTTTACCCCAATCAGAAAATGTAGTTACTTTTAAGCTATTAACTCATGGTGATGAGAAAAAAATAGAACAAGAATTAAAAGGTTTAAGCAAGTTAAATAAAAATTCTTCTCCTACTATTACTACTAGATTAAAACACCAAATCACTTCAGTAAACGGAGAAGAAGATAAAGCTAAAATTAGGGAATTTATAGATAATTATCTTTTAGCTCAAGATTCTAGAGCATTAAGAGAAAGAATTAAAGATTTAAGCCCAGACATAGATCTTACTTTTTTTCCCCAAGGAAGTGATAGACGGGTCGATATCCCAATTGGGATTAGCTTTTTTTGGCCTGACGTCTGAAGTAGCCCCCCAATTTAGAGCAGGTGTATTTAAACAAATACACGAAATAGTATTTCATGGTCAAGGTGGATATGACTGGAATACAGTTTATAATATGCCTTTATGGCTTCGTAAGTTTACTTTTAATGAGATAAAAACTTACCATGAAAAACAAAACGAAGCAGTTAAAAACCAAAATAAGGATCCAAAACAAAAATCCCTTATTAATCCAGATGGTACGGTAAATACTCCTGAATTTTTACAAGCATCCGAACCTTATAAAGGTAAGACAAGTTATAAATAATCATATTTATAACATATACCCTATATTAGATGGCAACTAGAGACGAACTAAATAGACAAAAACAACTTAACCAAGAAGTTGAAAAGACTATAAGTTTAGAACAAGAATTAATTAATGTACTTGCTCGAAGAGCGGGTATTAGTGGAGAAACTTTAACTGACCAACAAGATATAGGTAATGTACTCTCAGACCAACTTAAATTATTAAAATTTCAAGTACAAGAAAAACGCCAAATTCGTAGTGTTGTAACAAGAATTAATAATTTAGCTAAAGAATCTTATGGAATTGGTTATGAATCATTAGGTTTAGAAAAAGATAGAACTAAACTAACTAAAGAAATTTTAGATTTAGAAAGTAATATTAGATTTTTAGACCAACAACGTTTAAAGTTTTCTAAAGAAGAAGATGAACTAAGTCAAAGAATTGCTGATAGTTTGGGGATGCAAGTGAAAGATGCCCAACAACTTCGTCAAGAATTAATAGGTGTAAGAGATTTATCTGAGGCAACTGCTAATAATTTTGGAAGTAAAGTATTTGGTGGGTTAGGTGATCTAGCAGATAAAATTCCAGGTTTAAGAGAATTTTCAACTCCTTTTAAAGATGCAGCGGAATCTTCTCGTTTAATGTCTGCTGGTATCGAATCAGCATCTCGAAGTGGAGGTGTTGGGCTTACTAAAGAAAAAATAAAACAATTAGGTCTTGAAAAACAATTAGGAGGCCTTACGGGGGCGGCTGCTGCAAATCGACTTAAGGGAATGAGTAGTGCTTCTAAAGCTATGCTTTCTTTTAAATCAGGTATTAAGGCTTTAGCTCCAATTTTAAAAACAGTATTAGCTCCTTTAACCATATTAAGTGCTTTTTCTACAGCTAACAAAGAAATTGTAGATTTAAAAAAAGGATTAGTATTAAATAACACTGAAGCTGTTAAATTTAGAGATAATTTATCCCAAACTGCTGATTCTACAGCAAACATAAATGTAACTACTTCTAAATTATTAAAAAGTTTTACTTCTTTAAATGAACAGTTTGGTTTTATAACTAACTTTGCTAATGAAACATTAGCTACTATGACTGTTCTTACAAATGTAGTAGGAGTAGGAGCAGAAGCGGCGGGTAATTTAGCAGCAGCTTCATCTTTAACTGGTGGTAGTTTTGAAGATAATTATAAAGATGTATTAGCTACTAGCTTCGAACTTCAAAGACAATCTGGGGTTCAAATGGACCTAAGAAATATCTTGGAGCAATCAGGTAAAGTAACAGGTACAGTTAGAGCTAACTTAGGAGCTAACCCAGCTTTAATAGCTAAAGCAGTTACTCAAGCAAAATTATTTGGTGCTTCTTTAGAAGATGTAGCAAGTGCAGGTAAAGCTTTATTAGATTTTGAATCATCTATTGAAGCTGAATTACAAGCTGAATTATTATTAGGAAGGAATATAAATCTTGAACGAGCAAGAGCAGCTGCTTTAGCAGGTGATCAAGTAAAATTAGCTCAAGAATTACAACAACAAGCAGGTGGATTTGAAGAGTTTACAGCTATGAATGTAATTCAACAAGAAGCATTAGCCCAAGCTATGGGGATGCAATCAGATCAACTTGCAGATATCTTATTCCAACAAGAAATACAAGGAAAAAATGCCAAAGATTTAAGAGCGTTAGGTAAAGATGAATTAGCAGATAGATTAGAATCTCAAACAGCAGCAGAAGCTTTTTCAGCAACTATGGAAAAATTACAAAGTGTAGTAGTAGATGTAGTTGCGGCATTTTCTCCTATATTAGATATAGTTAGTATGATAGCTCAGGGAATAGCCTCGTTTATTAGTATGCTAGGACCACTTAAAGGAGTAGTTGGAGGGGCGGCAGCAGGATCAGTATTTGGATTACCCGGAGCAGTAATAGGTGGTTTATTAGGAGGAATATCATCCTTAATTACTATGGATGATGGTATTATCCCATCAGGTTATGGCGAAACTATCATTAAAAAAGGTAAGGATACTATTGCTTTAAACAATGAAGATTCGGTTGTAGCTGGAACTAATTTAGGCAATGGTGGAACCGACATGGGTGAAACTAACCAACTA